AGTGTGGGACAGTTCATCTGCATTCACTGGCAGGAGTGGTAAGTCCTGCTCAAACTTGTCCATGCGCTCGGCAAGGGTATCTACTTTCTGATACAGTTCTGTAGTACCCTGTGCGATAAGTTGAATCTGCTGTTGCAGAGTGGCAGGGTTTTCGGATTGTTTTTTCTCAATAAAGGCATTAGCGAGAATATCCTTTGCTTTTAGTTGGTAGTTGAGAAGTTTCTTGGCGAGTTCTGGGTGTTCATCTTCCATATTATTTGTAATAGAGATTTTTGCAAGCCACAAGGGAACAAAGTCAAGACGCAACGCATATACGGAATTTGAAGGGTCAAATATCCCTGCCGAGAATTCTCGGCACCCCTTTGATAATGTCTTATCATCTTGCACTCTCTTCACTTGCCAGTCCCTTTGCTTTTTGTTCATATCCAATCCCCGGCAGAAAGCGTTAATTCCGACCCAAATATTGCCTTTGCTGTCCTTTGCCGCCAATATAGAATCTCCTAGAACATTGACATTTTTAATAATTAAATCATTCATATTAAAAATACCTCCATTTTGAATTTGCCAAAATAGAGGTACAGTGCTATAATATTTATACCTCTATTTGTGGGGTGGGTATCCGGTAACTTTCTCAGGGTTTGGCGGATACCCTATTCTTTTAATTTTCGCCTAATTCTCTATCAACGATTTCTTCAAACCATTCAACCTTCGTCTTTCCTTGAGATTTAATACATTCTTCAAGTGCTTCGATTTTTTCACGTTTTAATGATACGTTGAATTGCTTAAATTCCTTTCTTCGTTCCCTAAAGTATTCGGCTCTGCTTTTGTTAGCCACGGTCATCCCTCCTTTGTAGCTAACTACATTTAGTATAGTGTAGTTAACAACAAATGTCAATCCTTTTCTTTAGCAATTTTCTGGCTACGGTCATTCCGTTTTCGTCTATTCCAAGGGCGATCTCGATAGGTGTCTGGAAATTAGTTGTCTGAATAGACTGAATATTATCCATAAGATAAAACTCCTTTCAGTGTTTGACAACTACACCAAAGGGAGATATAATAAATATATCAACCGCTTCGGTGTGTTGTGATGATTGAGTAATCGTTCTGGTCGCCAAACTTGATACGGTTACTCTTTTTCTCTTTTTTCGTACTGAATTTCAATTCCTTGTCTAATAATCTTTGACCTATCAGAATTTTGTTCAGCGACCAGACAATCTAATTTATCAAGGGTCTCACTGTCCATTCTGATTTGGATTCGTTTATCCTTTGGATTGTCTGTTAATTTTTGCCCCATTTTAGGTGACACTATATCGCCTCCTTTTAGTTTGTCAGTACATTTTGAACACTCTTAATATATCAAAATGTCAGTACAAAGTCAAGAGGCAAATTAAAAAAGGTGGAGAAAAATCTCCACCTTTACTATGCAACCTCCACACAGTATGCTATCATCATTTCCTTAATCACACCTATGTATATTTCTTTTAACCGTTTATCTGCCATGATTACAGTCAATTTGTTGATAGCATTAATCTGATTTTTTGTATATCCCTTTTCCTCTGCCCTTGCTATAGCGTTTCTGACCTTTTGGTCTAATCTACATCCGGCTTTTAATGTCAGACGGTCATAACTCTCATTTCTAGCCGCTGAATATCTATTTCCAAAAGAGTATGAAAAATTTGAGCTTTCAGCAATCTTATTAATGCACTTGTTTATCCAATGAGTAGTGTCTTCTTCTGAATCAGAATTTGAGAAGGTGTCCTTTACATTTTGTAATACCTCTGTTTGCTTATTTGTCTTGTCCTCTAGTTTCTGAAGCTGTTCTGCCTGACGTTTCTGCTCTAACTCAGTCTTGGCTATGGACTCCGACATTGCAAGCATTAACTGTGTCTGTGGCGAAAGCTGGGTACGATCAATAATCTGCCGTTTGTATCGGTTTTCAATCTCAATAAAATGTTTTCTAACCTTTTTACCAATTTCGTTTCTTTCCAGCATAGCTATTTCTTTTGCAATATCTAATTTCAAATAGTATTCAATAGATGTTGCGTTATTGGCTTCCATTTTTTTGTGGAAGCGGGAAAAGTCCTTATCTGCAACAGCATCACTCTCAAAAATTCTTTTCTTTATCCATGTGGAAAAATCTTGTTTACTTTCCAAAACACCATGCAACTCTCGACCGTCTACAATTTTCTCTCCCTTATCGGTCTCATATACTGGAACAATCTCATTGTCTACCATTGTCATATTATATTCCATAAAATTCCTCCTATTTTTAGTTGCGAGGAATATCCTGAAATGCTATACTTAATGTGAGGATATCCCTCTGATTTTTTGGTTAGAAGTTGTTCGCTTTGGTCGGGGAGCAACTTCTATTTTCTTATTTTTACGTACTCTCTATAATCCACACGATTATCCAGATAGGCTTTTACATCCTCTGATTCCCTATTGATGTAAACATAAAAATTTTTTAAATACTCTTCCAATTCATCAGAAATATCTGAGTCAAACTCCTTCGTATAATCATCTATATCTTCATCGCCATGTACTACTGAATGAACAGAAACCGCCCCGTTAGTATCAATGTACTTCATCTCAACAAATAAACCGCCCATATCAAATGGGTCAAACTCTTCATATCCACTATCTAATTGACTCATAAAGTGTTCTAATACAGCCACTTGTAAAAAATAATCTTTATTATCCTGCAACAATTCCGTAATTGCTACATTTACAAGGTCGTTTTGGCTTCGGTCCGTAAGTTCTGCCAAGATTCCCAAATCTCTTTCTACTTTTTCGTCAATTCTAAAAGACTTTTGAACTACATATTTCTTTCTTACTTTCATTTTGCCTCCATAAAATAAGATTATTTTTAGTTGCATTTATATTTTATCACACTCACTATCGATGTCAATAAGTATTCAAAAAAAAGTGAGGACTTTTAATCCCCACTTCGATATAGTTGATTTTATTTCATGCTTTAAAAATCTTTCCGCATTTTCTGCATTGATATTTCGTAGAAAACAGCCCATGTCCAATAATTTGAACATCTGCACTTCTGCATAGCAAAGATGGACACTTTATTTTTCCTGATATTTTATCAATCGTTCTCCTTTTTTTCATTTGTTTTATCCTTCCTCCTTTTTCTAATTTAATTCAATATATGTTCCAGATGACTGTCCATCAACATTCACATACAAAATTTCATACGATAATGCTGCTAAATCTGTTACCCTAAACTCTACCGTCCATTGGCTTCGGACTTGCCCTCCGAAAGAGTTAGTTGCATCTACATATCCTTGCACAGCTATAACATTACCACTTTTAGCGAATCCAATTTCATCAGTACCCCATGGAAATTTTGCAGAAGTCGGATTTTTCAAATATTGCATTACAATATCTTGTGCAATGACATAGTAACTTGTTCTATCTTCATCTTTTACAAACGTTTCATTCATCTGCTGTTTTGTCGTAACTACCGTCCCTTCTTCATAGAACGTATAGTCCCCACTCCATATCCTATATACATCATCACTCGCTACAACCAATACAGAAATGTCGTCACAATATACATTCCACACCGAGTCCCCTACATTGTCTTTTCCAACAAACTCTACTTTTTCAAATCCTAGATCAGAAGTAATAATAGTATACAGTTTATTTGCGATATCCGCTGACAAATATTTCGAAGAATCTTCCACAAATTGTTCTTTTGACGATAAACTCTCTTTTTCTAATTTACTAGAATTGTCACTTTCATCTTTAGAATCCTTTTCTACTACTTCTTGCATAACGATTGGTGATGATTCGGATTTTTCCGTTCCCAGATCATCAGGATCTACTTTGCAAAATAATTCATTCGCTTCTATGCCTTTTCTTCCAAATTGACACATTTTATTCCATTGTTCATTTGTTCCGCCATAGTATATCTTTTCAATATTATGTAAATATCCCCAAAATTCATCTTCTACATCCTCTAATGTAGATGGTAAAAAAATATATTTTATATCAGAACTATTAAATGTTGGATTATCTAAATGCTTCGTGCCTTCTGGAATTACAACGCTAATTGCATCGCAAAACATAAATGTAGCATCTTCAAACGATACAACTTTTTTTCCGTTATAAGAAGAATTCACACGAATTTTATCTTCATTACCTTCGTATCTTTTAATATGTATATCGTCACCATTTATATAATAATCAAAATCATCTAAATTTGTATATCCATCGAGCCATATATCCTCTTGGTCTAAATTGCTTTTATTATCTGAATTTGTTTCATGTTTTGACACTACCCAAATTAATAACAATATAACTACAAATATTGGCCACTTCTTTCTGCGATGCCAAAAAGAATTCCTTTCAAGATTAGGCTCATTCATTTTTTTGTTTTTATATGTGCCATAATGGTATCCGCAAAAAGGGCAAATCGAAATATCCCTTTGAATAAGACGTCCACATTTATAACATTTCATCATGTTTTCATCTCTACTACTTTTGGAAATAGTTCTACCACAAATTGGGCATTCTTCAGCTCTCTCGCTTATTTCAGTTCCACAACCTGGACACTTTATTAAAGCCATTTCTCTTCCTCCCTTCTCTACAAATTATACCATTAAATCCATTTAAGCGAAAGAAAATTCATGAAAAAGTAATAAAAGTATTCAGCAAATTCCTGATTTTGATTGCAATAGTTTTTTTAAAATTCTCACGATACCCTTTTATACTCGGTAAAATTCTGCAAACTTTTTAAGAGACTTTTAATGATATTTCCATACACATTTGTATTATACGTATTGACAAAACACGTATAGTATGGTATTATAATAGTGCAAGGAGGAAAAGTAAGATGCCAATAAAACCAAAAGAGATGGAAAAACTAATCCTTGCAGACGGATGGATTTTCAAAAGCCAGGAAGGCTCACATAGACACTATACACATCCGATAAAGCCTGGAAAAGTCACAATCCCTTTTCATCAGGGAAAAGATTTGACCAAGAAAACAGAAAATTCCATCAAAAAGCAGGCGGGGCTTAAATAGCCCCAATGCCTGTATTATCATAATAGGAGGTATATTCATATGTTATCAATTTATCCAGCTTGTTTTTTTCAAGAAGAAAACGGCGGCTATTCTGTCGTTTTTCCAGATTTAAATTATCTTGCCACACAAGGAGATGATTTTGAAAATGCTATGGAAATGGCTATGGAGTGTTTAGCCTTAGATCTTCATACTTGCAAAATGGACGGAGAAAGTGTACCCAGTCCTTCTAAACTATCTGATATTGACCCGAATGTTATCGCAAAAGAGTTAGACCCAGAAGCGCCAGAATGTGAATCTTTCGTTAATATGGTATCTGTAGACGTTGCTTCCTATGCAAAAGAACATTTTGAAAAATCTGTCAAAAAAACTCTTACTATTCCTGCATGGCTTAATACTGCTGCATTAGAAAAAAATGTGAATTTTTCCAAGATTCTCCAAGAAGCATTAAAGAAAGAGCTTCACTTGGGATAAAATAATTTCGGATGATTAAAACGTGGACAAATAAAAAATAATTCTAAATTCGTTTTTTATTGCGAAGGTAAGGAAGGGTTCAACGAATCACTATAGGAGGTGTTATTATCAGTAATTTACTTCTTGACGAACATCCTTTACAGGTTATGCCAACTTTGGCAACCATTATAGGATTGAATGAATCCATCATATTACAGCAAGTGCATTATTGGCTTAAAATTAAAGAAAAAAGTAAGCAGGATTATATTGACGGTCATTACTGGGTATATAATACCTACGAACAATGGCAGGAGCAATTCCCATTTTTTTCTATCAGGACATTGCGCCGGACATTTACGTCATTAGAAAAAATGGGACTTCTTTTGACTGGAAATTATAACAAAGTCAAATTCGACCAAACAAAATGGTACACCATTGACTATGGAACTTACGAAAATATCATTTCTTCATATGGCCAAATTGGCCACACGATAAGGTCAAATTGGACGATTGGAAAAGGACAAAATGACCAAACCTATACCATAGACTACACAGAGACTACTACAAAGACTACAGATATATTAAATGGCGCAACGCCAAAGCGTAGCGCTGTCTTCGATTGGTCTATTTTAGAAAAACAAATTATAAATTCCTGTAATAAAGTAGCAGCTGATGATCCGCAGCCTTACATAGACATCATAGAATACTATTATCAATCGTACATAAATACCTTCCATGAAGAGCATCCTCGCTTATCCAAGAAATCTATGGACAGTGTTGTTTCTGCTATTCAATGCGGTACTGATCTAATGAGAGATGATCGACTGGATGTTGATATGTACCGTGATATGATTGATAAGCATTTCCAGACACAATATCAAAACTGCGATTATAGCATTTGCCACTTTATGACAGAAGGGATTTGTAACAATCGTTTTCATGAATCATGTTACTGACGTAAAAATTCCCCGGCTTATAAAAGCCGGGGAAACTTACATATCATAAACTTATCTTCTATGTCCAACGGACAAAGCAAGAATAATTAGCTCAGAATCCTCTATCTGGCAAATAAGACGATAATCTCCTATTCGGTATCTCCATTGACCGCTACGGTTTGCCGTCAATCCTTTACCATACTGGCGTGGATTTTCAGTCCCGACAAGATTCTTATCTATCCATGATCTAATAATCTTCTGTGTGTATTTATCCAATTTCTTGAATTCTCGCTTAAACCGGTCGGATAACTCAACATTGTATTTCATCGTCTAACTCCCTCCAAAAATCAGCGATAGGAGTAGATTTACAGCCACTATCCAAGTATTCTTTGTAAGCTTCATCTGCTACAACAATATCGTACTCATCCTCGATTCTCTCAAATAATGCCCTTTTAAAAGCCTCGCCAACAGACAATGAATGAAGTTTTGCATAACTCTCGGCAAGAGATTTTTCTTCTGGGGTAAGTCTAATTGAAAAGCTCATAAACTCATCTCCTTTCTTGTAATACATTGTACTACAAAAAAGAGATTTTCGTCAAGGCTTTCAAAAAAATTACCAAGCTACCGAAGGATTAAACCTGTAATCTATGCTGTCCTGCCCCTTTTGTACTGCCCTAGCTAAAACTTCGTTATCTTCAGTATATAATGTTGCGTATACATTAATAGGCGGCTGATTCTGATTATTATTCATCATAGCCATTGCTACACCTCTTGCTACGGCCTCTGTTAAAATTCTTTCATCCATGCCTACAGATGCATTAGCTAAGATACTATCTGCGATCATCCCCATAGTCCGTTTATTTTCCAATGGCAAAACCGCCTCATTGCCAGCTTCACCTATTCCTGCAATCGTGGCCCTAGTAAAAAGTCCACCAGTTTTATACCAATCAATAGAAAAATCAGGAATTGGTATCTCCCAGTCTCCTACACTGACATAATTCCAATCCCAGTTCACATGCGGGAGCGGAATATATAAATTAGAAAAAGCATCTTGAATGGAATTCGCGCTATTTTGTGCAGAGTTCTCACCCTCACTGAATTTGTCGGAAAGATTATTCATTGTGTCGCTAATCATGTCTATCAAGGAGCTTCCTATATTTTCTATTCTGCTGGTAGGTTCATCGGCCTTTGCATCAATACCTTTCGCCAACCCTTCAGATACATTTTCGCCATATCCTTCAAATACCCTAGAAGGTGAATTAATTTCAAGCATTCCAGCAAACGGTAACATGATTCCATTATGAGCTAAATCTTCCATTTGGTTTTCAGTTTCAGATTTTAACTCTTCTATTTTTTCGTTATATCCTTTTACAGACAAAGCTGCATAACCGGAATATTTTTCCTTCAATTCTTCATCTAAATTTATTCCATCCAAGAACACTCTTTTTAATGAATCAAAAACTGTATCCCCAGTATCATTCAGTCCACTCTTATATCCATCGATCGTTTGTGTTCCGTTATTGTATGCGATTGTAACTCCCTCTGGTAAAATAGCGCTAATTTTGTCTATGGTAGCAGCACTAATCGCCAAGTCCGTACCTTCGCCATTTTGACTCATGCCCGAAGCATACTGTTGTATTGTCCACTGTCCATTTTGATATGTAAGAATACTTCCTTGGGGAAGAATGCTGTTGATCTTTGCGATAGTAGCGTTGTTTAAGGTTTCCCCTAATGTGAGTGCCCCTTCGTTAATTCCAGCTTCATATTGCTGAACAGTGAATTTTCCATTATCATATCCCAACGTATAGCCTTCAGGAAGCTTGTCTCTTAACGCTTGGAGCAATGTGGTATCTAACGTGGTTTTGAAATTCTCTGTTCCTTCTGTAATACCATTTCCAAAACTTGCAAGTACGCCATTTCCTAAATCATAATATCCTTGTCCGTTCTCAGGATATAAGCCTGATTGAATTCCAGCATAAATGCCAAGAGCTTTTTCCCCAGTTACCTGTTCCCATCCATTGAGTCCCTGAATCCAAATACCTTTTGCCTTATCTATTTCGCTCGCCGCATTTATAATATTATTTCCAATTTTGATAGAATTCTCGCTAACCTTATCGCTTGTTTCAGTAAAAGAATATCCTGCTGATTCCATTGCTGCTATCACTTTATTAGACAATTTATCAACATTAATTCCTGTTTGCTCTGTTGCTTCATAAATTGCATTTTGAAATTCTTCTGAAGAAACCCCTGCTTCTTCTAATGTAGAATTCACTTCGGTCAAAACATCATCAAAAGTTTTTGTCCCATTATTAATATCATTCACACCATTAGCTAATTTATAGAATTGGTCTAATGTAATGTCTCCGCTTTCTACAAATTTAGATAATGCTCTTTCTATGACTGTAAAAGCAGTAGTGGCTTCTATTGTTTCTTTTCTGGTTCCAGAAATAACATCCTTCAATTTTCCAAATAAATCAACTGCTAAAGCCGCGCCTCCGGCTTTTGCTAAAGACCCACCAATAGAAAAAGCTCTATTAATAAATGTTCCTATACTTTGCCCTAAGCTCCCTGTAGAACTCCTGGACATAAACCGTGTTCCCATAAGGGAAACTATTTTTCCGATAAGACTTCCTATTCCTGTTATATTCGCTATTTTTACCGCAATAAAAGCTTTTCCTAGAAACGCTGCTATTTTCCCAGCCATTCCAGATTCTTCTAATCCATCAAATAGTCCCCCTAAAGTTTCTACAATTATGGATATAACCGTTCCTAAGTGTTTAAGCCAGTCGATCTCTCCTAGAAATTCCCCAATGTCCCTTCCTAACTCTTCCCAATCTGTATCTTGTGCTATTTGAAGCAAAGCTCCCAGGAAGTCGCCAATAAACTGATTTAACGCTTGTCCATTCTCAGGCCAGTTGAAATTATGAATGGCATTATTTATTCCTGTAGATATATTTGTAGCGAGATCGTCCCATTCTACTTCATCCGTAAAACTTTTAAGGGTTGAAAATGCTCCGTTAATTCCGGTTACTAAAGTAGTTCCAATTTCGCCAAAATCAATCTTCTCGAATATACCATTGACAGCTTCTCCTAATGAAGTCCCTAACTCATCCCAGCCCGTAATACCTGCTCCGTCTTCCTTAGACATCTCCTGCACAAATCCAGAAAGCATGTCCCAAGAAATCATAAAGTAATTTCCTAAAAGATTACCCAGGTTCCCCCAGTCTATTTCTTTGATTGCGCCACGTAACCCTGTGGCAATCTTTGTCCCAATATTGGTAAAATCAATTCCTCCATCCCCAATAAGAAGATTCAAGGTATTTACGATTGTATTGACTCCGGCCCCAATGGTTCTCCCCATTAAATTCCAGTCAATATTATCAACTAGGCTATTAAAAGTTCTGGTAAAAGCTGTTACAAATGCGGTTATCTTAGGTCCGACGTTATTCCAATTAATAACATCGTAAATCTTCTTCAGTCCTTTGTTAATTTCCCCTGCAATGATCTTTCCAAGTTCTTCCCAGTCCTCTTTTTCGGCTGCCTTTCTCATTCTTTCGGCTAACTCAGAAATATATTTTTCTACCGGGGTATCCTTGAAAATATCACTCGGAACCAGTTCGCCATTTCCTAAGCTATTGTTAATACCGTCGCTAATATCCCCTAAATCCCCAACGCTGGAATCCAGCGAAGAGGTATCAATCGACGATAACTGATTCAATTCATCAAACGATAAAACTGATAATGCTTTCTTTAAATCCTGGGCGCTTTCTGTCGCATCGTCTAAACCAGATGAAGCATCCTCTCCCGCGCCTGCAAGATCATCAAGTCCAACAGATGCATCCCCAACGCCTGCAAGATCATTTACAATACCAGACTGGCCGCCAGGTGATTCATATCCTGTCAAAACATAGAGAAAATTCCGAAACGCTTTTGCTACCTCTTGGAGTTTGGCCAAGAGCGCATTTAAGCCTTGTATAACCGGCAATATTACAGCTATGAAACCTTGTCCCATGGTTGCTGATAAAGATTGAAAGTTCAGTTTTAATAATCGGAATTGGTTTGCAAAGCTTTGTGAAGTCCTGGCCCAGTCTCCTTGTTGGTCAGATGTAACAGACATTAAATAATTGTACCGCAGCATTACCTTCTCAGCTTGCGACATGGACATATACGATTTTGTGATTCCATTTGCTAAAGCATATGCCTCCAAGGATGCCACAGTCATATCTACGCCAAGCTGCCGCAAAGGTTCGATTTCCAATTATGTTACCGCACCGGCTTTTTATCCGATGCTTCCGGGAGTTTCCTCGCATTACGGGATGTTGCTTCATCCCCGGTTCAGCGTACATTTTCAACCATAAAATAAAATATCTCGTATATTTACCTATTATGGTTGTCAACCACTCTTGGGAGTATTATATTTTTTCAACTCCTACGCGTTACGGTGGCAATCAGCCTTTCGCAATCTGATCGCTTACCTCGGTATTAGCATGTTGATAATCTTCAAAATACATCCACCGGTATCCGCCTGCATGTTTTCTTTCTCCCCTGCACACAAGTGCTATGTGTGACCTTTGAGCATTATTGCTTTTTGCAGCTTCTGTTACCGTATCATATATTTTGATTTCATTGGTATTCTCGGATATTCTAACAACTTTTCTACTAACAGGACTATCTGCTCCTTTTAAAAGCCCCGTTCTATTCTTGCTCATTAACTCTAAAGACTTTTTACTGTGATGTTTTCCGTAAAACGGATTACCGCTCCCAAGCATTTCAAGTCTATATCTTCTTTTTAAATATTCTGGACATTTCGTTCCTTTATGAGCCTCCGATATTTTTCTTTTAGACTCATCGGATAAATGTTTTCCATACATAGGATTTTTCTCTCCCGAAAAAGCCAAGGAAAGCTTTTTCTTCTCTTCATCTGATAAATGCTTTCCATACATATGATTTTTCGGTCCTACCATTAATCCCTTTCTGGATTCTGACATTTTTCGCTTCGCTTCTTCCGAATGTTTTTTCCCACGCATAGGAGCGATTGTGTCAATCGAAATATTATAGCAAAAATCACTGTTTACATATTTTTCGATGTATAATTGCTCTCGATCACTTAGTTCCTCTACTTTGCATTCTTCAACTATCTCAAAAGAAAAATTTTCTTCTCCATACTTATTCCAAGCACGTTGTAGATACTTATTATGGTGTTTCTGTATGCGAAGTTCCCTTTTGTGGTCATACCATCTACGAGAGATATTTTGCGATGAGCCAATATAAAATTTTCCATTAACGTTGTTAGTTATCTTATAAATACCCGATATATTTTTCATTTTATCAATTTAGCTTTTACCGATTTTGGTCGATTTTCTATGCCGCCTTACAGCGACAAGGGGCAAATTGTCTACCCGCTATTCCTGCACGAATCTTGTAAAATGCTGCATCTGTGTCAATATTATAAAATGATGCCAAATCGCCTGCTAATCCAGCCAAAGTTGTAGACATTTCTGCTGCCGAATCTGTTGCTACACCAGATGCTTTTAACATAGACATCATGGTTCCCGAGTATTGTTTTGCAGCCAATTCCGAAAGTCCAAATTGTTCTGTAGCTGTAGAAGCAAATTCATAAGCCTGATTTGCCATGCTACCAAACGCAACATTAACCACGTTCTCCACTTCTGTAATATTAGAACCTAGCATGGTAGCTTGTTTGGCCCAATTATAAAGTCCTGTTGCCCCTCTATAAAGAAGTGCTGTGGATAATAAATTTTTCAAACTTAACGTAGCCTTATTTACAGAAGAACTAGAATTTCCCAACTGCTTAAAAGCATTTACAATCGCAGAAACGGATTTCTTTACAACATTTCCAGCTTTTGTAGACAGATTAGTTAATTTACTAAATGCAGTTTGTACACCGCTTGTTGACGAGCCAACTCTATTCCCGGCACTGGCCAACCTGGACAATGCTTCCACCATGCGCAGTGTGTTACTGCTAATACGCGGCGCGTTTTTCATCACATTGAAAAAATTCAAAGTTTCGTATGCAAGAACTCCCAACCCTAAAGAAGTTTTTGTGGCCTTGTCACCGGCATTCGCCAGTCGTGCGATTGATGAAACAAATTCATTCGTTGATTTCGATATGTTTCTGGCTTTTGACATATCACGAATCATTTTGCTAAGAGCTCTTGATAATTCCGGTAATTTATCGGATACTACCGTGATTTTATTTCCAGCATTAGAAAGCCTAGCCAAAGATGCTACAAATCTATTAATGCTGTTTGACACATCCGGCATCGTGCTTAACGCACTAATCGACTTTGTGATCTTATCAAAATCCGATGGATTGAATTTCGAAAAATCCGCTTTAAACAAACGATTTAGTGCATTAATAACATTGTTTAAATTCCGATCACTAAATGTTATTTTCGAAAGCACTTCCATGGATTCAGATATTTTTTTCAGTCCTTCCGCAACCTCCGGCATGTTTTCTGTTTTGATATCTGAAAATTTTTTTGCTGCATTCGCCAAAGAACTTAAATTTTTTGTATCTATTTTGGGAACCTGGATATTTTCTATCCCCTCCATAGATTTAATAGCAGAGGCCATATTCCGTATTGGTTCTATCCCGGCATTAAGTTTAGCGAAATCCACTTTACTTAATGCTGCCATCTCCTTAGCCAATCCTGATACTTTGGGTACTGATATTTTTAAACCATTCAAAGCCCTGAGAGAACTTGCAAGAGTATTTACATTTCTTGAAAAATTCCCCACAGCCACCGTGTTCATACCTTTAAATGACTTGTTGACTTTGTCTAAAGTCCTCGCTAATGATTCCAGTGATTTTTGCGCTTTGTTTGCATCGGCGGATATTCTTATATCCAGATTATCAATGTTTCCACTTCCCATATACCTACCTCCTAATTTTTTGAGGTTAATGATTATCATCTCGTTGATAACCAACAAAAGGGCGGGGTTCTTGCCCCGCCCTATCTCTTCTCGAGTCTGGCATTAGTCTGCCTTACTCTTAATGTCATGTAAAGTAACTCCTGATTCATTTCTTCTTCTGATTTATTGTTATTCTTCGCTATCTCTTTAATTGTTTTAGTGTTTTCTAATAAAGGATTTTCTGGGTACTTTGCTTTTTTATTAAAAGCCGCAACTACCGCGTTCATTACATATGCACCAGTAAGCCAAGACTGATGCTCTATGCATTTACTCTGATAATCCTTTTCCATGTAAAACGCATCAATGTATAATTTAACTTCCCTCAATGTAGAATGAAAAAATGTTTTCTTCGTCATTCCACATCGAATCGCTTGTGGGTATAATTCTTCAAGAATTACTGACCTGAAACTTTTCTTAGATGATCTTGTGGAACTTTCGGCACTTTTTTCACTTTCTTCTGACCGGCAGCTATAATCCTGTCTAGTCCCACCAATTTGAAAAAATCGTCTTCTCCCATTTGCTCAATACATATCTCCAAGATACCGTAAAAGTTTCCTATATCATCTTCAGCATGTTCTTTTGCATATTGCGCTAACAGTCGTTTTGCAGTCTGGATATCTGGCACTCTCCCATCTCCATCTGCGTGAGTTCCATGTGCTTCCATGAGTCCAGCGTAAAAAATTGTCAATGCGGTCTGTGGTATATTCGAAACGCCATCTAAAAGTTTCTCTATATCCTTTTCGTTTTCTGCTTGTCCCATATTCGTTAGAAATTTAGATAACTTCGCCACACAATCCGAATATAGTGCCGCTTCTATCGTGTACTCTAATTTATAATCTTCTCCACCAATTGTTAGAATTTTATACATGCGTTATCCTCCCTTTAAAATATCAATTCGCTTTCATCATCCTTGCTTCTCTTGTCAAGCGATAAACGAGAGAAGCTCATGATTCCCCCGCTGTCGGTTTAATCGGTGTGTCAGGCCCCTTATAATCGTTAATCGTTAACGTCATTTCTACTGCCAATAATCCATTTTGGTCAAATTCAGGCTGCGGAATTGTAGTGGGTGGCTCTGCAACAACATAAAATGCTTTTTGCAAAGTAGGAATAAAAGTTTCAAACCACGTGGACTTTCCACCTGTTTTTCCTGTTTTGTATGCTTCGATTAACGCTTCCCACTCTTCTAATGTTTCGTCAGTAACATTTACTGTTACCGTGAATGTTCCACCTGTACTTCCTCGACCAGCAACTGTTTTTTCTACTTTATCTTCCAGTGCAGAGGCATCAATCGTTTCAACATCAATAGAAATTCCACCGATCTGATTAATTCTTGTCAATAATGTAAATTTTTCTGGCTTTGTTCCTGCCACAGTTTCTACTCCATAACCGAATAATACGCCTAGTGTACTAACACCTGGTGCTGCCATATTTTCTCCTTTCTACCGCTAACTTTATGCGGTCAGCGACTACCTGTCTGGTAGTCGGTAATAAAAAAATAGCTCAATACAATTTGCATTAAGCTATCATTTTCTTGGATTCTGTTTCAATAAATTCTTTTATCTCTTTGTAGCCCCAGCCACAGTTTATAAGGCTACTTACAAGCATTTCCATGCCCTGAACTTGGGATAATGATTCCCCAGTAAAATAGTCTCTTAAATTTTCTTTCGGTTTCACCCCAAATTCTTCCTCTAATTCTTTTGCTGTTTTCCCGAACAAAGTTCGATAAATCAAATTAGTATAATTAGGATAAGCAAATCGCTTATGTGGACTGTCGGATATTTTCATCTTAATTGTATCGGTTAAGATATGACGAATTACAACGCCTTTATCTCTTTCAATCTGCCATTGCTGTCGTTCTGTGTAAATACGTTTGAGTTCGGACTCCATGGAATTAAAGGCTTCAATATATTTTTCCTTGTAAAACATTGCTTTCGGGTCTGTAAATCCCATAACAAGTAATACAAAGCCGTCTTTATCCATAATTATACATGGTTGCCTTTTCCCTCTTTCGTCCACGTATTCTGACGGTGAATAATGTTCACCGCGAAATTTTTCGCTGCATTTTAAATCGCGAATGGCTCTTAGAACAGCTTTGTGTTCTCTTGTATATTGCCTTCCGCTTTCTTCATCATAGTAGGTAAATGTTTCTGCTATTCTCAGGCTTGTTGTAACTAACTTTTCCTCATATCTTTTCCCAACAATTTCTACTAACATAAACTCAATCTCCTTTTCTGGTTTATTTGTTTAATCCTCTCGATTTCGATAGGTTTAAAAATAACCACCGCCCGATAAGGAACAGTGGTTATTCATTGTCTTACATATTCTAAAAAATCTCAAAATATTGAACCATGAAATTGTTAGTTCAAAATCAGTTAAATATTTGAACTATTCAAAAATTCTAAACAGTTGCACTCTAACCCTCATGCTGGGAGATAGATTTAGGATCACCAAACCTTTCTATTTCGTCTCTTTGTTGTCAATGGCCTGATTCTTTCTGCTGTACGTCGCCGCACTAATTCCCAAAAGAACTCCCAGGAAAGTATCAACCGCCGTAATAGTTCCAACGATCTCTTCTCCATAAGGAAATCCCCAAATTCCAGCAAGGGCAAAATACAATGTACCCAATGCGGGAAGTGCAATTTGAGCGACATATTTCAAAATATTGTAAACTTTATCGTTGATCTGCATTTGTGTTCCTCCTTTCTGCGCAAAAAAAGGAACCTTGTTTCCAAGATTCCTCTTTTCTTATTCCTTCTATCTTATATTATAATTCATATTTAAACCTTGTAGGTACTCATATTTCCAAAGAATCCCCATAGCCAACAATTCTTGTATACCTACTCGTAAGGCGTTTGATTGACGGGTCTGTGGACTGAATTAATTCCGGCCCCATACTTCTTCTGAATCCCATACTGGTAAGACAAGCATGTGATAAATCATCAATCTCATATGCTTGTGTTAAAGCTCTCTGCCCTTTCGTGTAAATATCAATCTGTGCCGTCGGTGTTACCGCAGCCTCATCTCCCTTTAAATCCCAATCGCTACCCGGAATACCTGTAAAGTACATTGTGGCGTAAGGTAATTTTGTAACCGTAGCACTGTTTTCCATTGAGTATCCGGTTACTTTATCCTTTATTGCGTCAGTCCATTGAGAATAAATTGTGTTTATCATTTCTAAGATTGTCATTTAATTACCGCCATCTCCTTTTTTGGTATATGTTGGTTTAAAAAGTTCTTTCCCTCTAACCCCTCTTTTATATCTATTCATAATTGTTTTTCTCCCAATTCCAGTTTCCCTTTCCCAATCGCATAGTCTTTTTGTAATTCCTTCCACTTCTATAAATGTGTTATTCTTTTGTGGTTTGTAAATCTTATCCTTTGAAATCAAATCTGAGACTGTGTATATTCCTTTTTTGTATCTTATATACCTTGTACGCAGTGTTGACATAGAAATTCCGTATTCTTTTTCTATGTCTTTTAAAGTCTTTTCTTCTCCATCAATAACAACTTTTCTTGTGACTCTTTTATTATAGTTCTGCGTTTCGCAATCGGCCCATCTACAATTTTCCGGACAATAGTTTCCATTTACATCAATTCGATCTATAGTCTTATTCTCAAAAAACTATGATACCGATTAGCAAAATACTGGATATGGCGATTAAAGATTTTATCAATAAAAATGTGGAAAAATAATCAGCCAAATATCTCTTTCGCCACTTCATTAACACTTTTCATTATTTCGACTGATGCACGATACACAGGCATTTTTGCCTGAACGCCGAAAGTGTGATGAACTTTTCCATCATCTCCATAGTAATACCACCCTGTTGGGCTTTCCCAGTTATCATACGGCGGATTTTGCTGTGGAGCATTTGATGGATATGTGCCAGGACCATAGCCCAACTCCGCCACTTTTGGATTTTTTGTACCACTGTAGCGAATACCGCTTCCAAATTCCAGAAATAAAATGTACGGGCCAGAAATTATTATCTTTGCCCGTACTATATTTCCACTGGTATCAATTTCATAACTGACTTTAGTAGAGGGCTGATAATCCTCTAGTTTTCCTTCTCTAAGTACTGTATTCGCGACCTGAACGCCAATTTCCGATAACCGCCTACAAATCTCCTCGCATTTCCTCGACAAATCATTCTTATACTGTTCTATCTGCCGGATTGCCTGTTGTAACGATTTTCCGCCATCAAGGAGATTGATTTTCATTGTTTTTCGTACCATTACTGTTTCTTCACTTTCATATTCCACGCTTTAATTTGTTTATTTAATGGTTCAGAAGATAGTAGCCATGTATCCGGTCTCATTTTACATTTTCTTGTATGATGTGCGTTTATATATGGTTTATCAAATAAAATATCTATGTATGCTCTACCACCACAATATTTGCATGGTTCTAAGTGAATTTTTTCGTTAATAACGACCATCATTGATTCCCTCCCACTTTGCTTATCCCATACCTCGCCACGCTTCCCTTTTTCGTGTCCAAAATCTTAACCAGCCGATAATCTGGCGGCGTAACTGGCGTATATCCATCTTCCTCCATAACCAGATTTCCAGTCTCATCCAACTCAGGCTCTACATCAACAAATACCCCCATTCCCTCAACTGGATTGAAAGGCTTACTTTTAGATTTATAATGAGTAACATATCGGTCATAGTTAGGTACAATCCCAGCCGCTATTTCCTCCGGTGTGCCGCTAGTTGCGCTTACGGTTTGTTTGCGCATTTCCGGCTTTCCATATTTTATTATATTATCTATTCCCTCGTGGATTTCTTCTATCGTAACCCACCATACTTTTTGTCTATCTCTTACTGGACTTCTATGCATACATTACCTCCTACGCAACAAGTTTTTCCATATGATAAGGAACAACATGAATCGCCTGTTCTCCTAATACCGAATAGGCTATACCAAATATCTGTCGTCCATAATCAGCAAGCAGGTTCGCACAAAATTCTTCCATTTCAATCCAGAATCGTTTCTTGCACATTCTATGAATTTCATTCACAAGTCCATAAGAGAACATTACGCAATGTCCAAGCTCATGAATAAGCACATGATTTAAAAACTCTCCTTTAAGACGATCTGATAGATAAATCGTCATAGTTTCTGGGTCGGTTACTGCACAGGTCAAAACATTTGTCCTGTCCACCAAAATAGGATTGCTTGGATTCGTCCACTGTACATTCCAATGAATCCCATTTATATAAAATTCATCTATCATGGTATCACCACCTTATTGACAATTAAACTATTTCTGATATAATCAATATAAATAACAGGGAACGCAAAGCCGTCAGTAGACCCTTGAAAAGTTGAAATTCCTTTCCATGTAAAACGTCGGGCAAGAGCCTATAGGCTCTTTTTTATTTTCTATTTAAAGAAATGCCACGATTATTTTAATAACCGTGATGCTTCCTGTTTCTTATTAAAAAATGCTTAAAGAATATCCAGTTCTTGAAATACCTTGAAGATTTTTGGAGACTGGATTGCATAGAAATCTATCATTTCTTCTCCCATAGCCCACGGAACATCAGCGCAAAAGCTATTTTGCCACAAACCACTCTCGAACATGAACGCATGTAGAATTTCGTGACGAATAACCCTCTTTCTATGTTCTTCTCTGCTTTCGTATCCGAATTTCTGTTCTTTCACTTCTTCATCCGTGTATAGGCGGACGTGGATTTTCTTAACTGTCGGGTCGCAATATCCATCACAATCAGCAAATGCCTTGTCCTGTTCTATCGTCTGAAAAATAATGTTCCATTCCGTTCCCAAAATATTTACTTTACAGTCCTGCATAGCTCCTCCTGTCAAATGCTCCGAATCAGTTCTTTTACATCCTCATACATATCTTTATAGGGAATGTCTGTTTTCAATAAATTTTCCAGTCGCATATCAATCAGCGTTTCCAAAGACTTCAACCGCAAAAGTGTTTTCTGGTCTAAATCATCTCTTCTCCCGGCTTCGATTCCCAAACAGTTCTGAACCAGCTTCGTGAAATTCTGGTAGTACATATCTGCATGGGTGCTGCCCTGCGATTTTGCGTACTCTACATATTTCTTGATTGTGTCCGTTTCCATCCGGCGTACTTTCTTTGTCTCTTCTCTGGTCTTTAACCGCTCTTCTCCTTTTCCGTCCAGAACATAGAATCCATTTACACGGATTTGCTTTAATACCTTTGTTACCCATTTTGTAAACAGCTTGGCTTCTGGTTTGTTGCTTCTGAACGCCATATTATAAACAGCTTCTTCAGATACAAATGTTTCTCCGTAATTGTTCAATGGTGAATTAAAATTCCGGGTGTAGAAAACTCCGACACCCGAAATCATTTCATTAGTAAATTTCTTCTTTTCTGAACGATCAATATTTCTTAGTGTATCACGAATATTTGCGATCCCTAATTCTTCTCCAACATCAATCGCACTAAACCATATTTCGCTCCTGTTTTTACTACAAATTATTCTTACATTACGTTCTTCAAAAATACTTACCATGCTACCACATCTCCTTTATAATTAAATTTTGTAATCAAAAAGAGCTAAACTCTCATAGAAAGCCAGCCCTTTTCATCTTTTCTTTTTCAACTCAAAATCTCTGTATCGTCTTTCCATTACTGTTTAAAAGGTAAATCGTTGTATTTCCTGAAAAAATCAAAGTCTTATTATTATGAGAAATTTCTCCATCTAAAAGCACAGCCACCTTAACCGCCTTTTCAGCATTAAGTCTTTCTTCATCGGACATTACTCCATCCATATCAAAGTACATCTTATTCTCTGGGTTTACTTCTAAATTCAAAACCTCTAACAAATCGTCTTTTGAGATTTTTGGCATTTCAGATAAATCCACCTTAGATAACGAAATACTTTCCGCTTCTTGATAAATTTTTTTGTTACCCTTGCTAATCTGTAAAATCATCTTTATTCCTACCTTTCTATCTTTCTTTTTATATTCAAAAGAGCCTGTTGCTCTAAAGCAACAAGCCCTTCTGTTTCCTTATTTACATACTCTGGACAAATTTAACCATATCCTGCTTCAATGCCTGCCATGCCGCCGGATCAGCGTCAGCCTTTACCTCGCTGAAAGAATCCATAAAGTCTTTCGCATAACGTTTCATGTATTCCTCCATGTGCTTTTTATCCTCTGGATTTTTGGACTCTGTATAGTGGCGTCTATACTCAGACATGCGATCATAAGATTCGCCGTATCTGGAAGGTCTGTTCATACCATCATATCCATATCTGCCATTATCGGAACCGCCTCCGGTATTCGACATATTTCCACTGTAGTTTCCGTTTCTTCCGCTTGTATAACCCATACGATAGCCAGTCATCGGATAAGGGATTTCATCGTACATTCCATCATACTCATCCATCTCCGGCATTATATGAAGATACGGGGTATATCCAGCGGAACGTCCTCGACCAGAGCGATGGACAAACCGTCCATTTGCTGCACGTCCTCTATAACCATATCTACCATTTCCCATCACTCCAAAATCCGGGTTTGAATCGTATTCCTCTAACATTCTCTCTGTCAGCTCGCCTTCATGGATTTTGTTCGGAATTTTAATCTCCTTCATGTACTCAGTTTCCAGACAAGCTTTCATGGTTTCCGCCACAAAGTATTTCATCTGCATAGCATCTTTCAAAACATCTACAGCCTCGCCAAAACATTTCCGATCAATGTGATCGTACCCCTTCGCTGCCATGCACTCAATATCCTGTTTAGCAATATCTTCAATCTTCTTAATCAATTCATGCATACCGACACCTCCTAGCACTCACGCTCTACAATAAGCGTTAAATTTTCAACTTCGATTGCCTGGGTGTTGGGATTGGTTATTGCCAAGTTTACCTGGCACTTCCCAGCGCAAACAATTTCTTCAAAAGAGACATTAAAGAAATTTTCTACTGCTGCCGGAGTAACCGTTGCAAGGGATGTCTGTAACACCTCTCCATTTAATGATAATCCAAGCGAAATCGCTCCAACTGTTCCGCCAGTTGGAATAGCTATATTTGCCTTTCCATATACTCTATATCTCGCAGGATTACAGTCGTTTCCGCTATTTGCCACACAAACCAGACCAGAACCTGCACGATGATTTACACATCTACTTTTAACAGGATCTTCTAACAACACTGCATTCTGCCCAGCCGCTATCCTCTGAACAAACGGGCTTGTAAATTCAGCCATATTCTTTATCTCCTTTCCAATGAAGAAAAGGGATAAACTTACCACGTCTACCCCTTTTCGTTATTTTCGCAAGACTACTTAGGTGTAGATATGGAACTTTGCGTTTCCAACATGCTTATTATTTTTTTGTTCTGTCTGATAATCGTTTCCAGATATTTAGAATTTTGTTTCTGTAATTCCTCAATAATATCAGTATTACTTGCATCGTCCGCAGCCCACAAGAATGTCATAAGCTGCAAAACTGTGTCATAAATCTGGAGATTATCAAACAACTGCTGATTTCTCATTAGCAGCCGCAAGTCCCGCATCCGCACCCTGTATAAGCGTATGGGTTAGGAACCGTATAAGCCGGAATAGGAGCCGGGCTGCGTAAAGCATTAACGATATTCGTCGTCTGATTTGCGTTAGCAAGCTGAAGCTGCGCGGACTGAAGTTCAGTCTGGAGAGAAGAAATCTTGTCCTGAGTAATCAGGTCAACGATTCTCTGTGTTCCTGCGTTCTGTGCATCAATCACATCTCTAAATCCATTGCAAAGCTGACTCTGGAGAGCGTTTGCGTTCTGATTCATGGTGTTCTGTAAGCTATTGGTCTGCATTGCGATATTATAGGAAATTTCGCCCTGCCCCTGTTTTAAATCACAGCAGCAATTTGCCATCTGTGTTGCAATAGAGTTAAATCCCTGCTGCACACCATTAAATCCGTTACACAAAGACTGTTCGATTCCAAACTGTCCATCACGGATTCCTGTCAGGCGATCGTTGAACCCCTGTCCCTGGAAACCCTCAAACATTTCGGCTCTGGTTAAAGCACCATTCGCGGAAGGTGTATTAAATCCACCACCATTTCCACCCCAGCCTCCGCCGAAGCCTCCCCAGCCGAACAGGCAGAACAGAAGAATAATCCAAATCCATTCTCCGCCCCATCCAAAGCCATCATTACAGCCACGGTTATTAGTGTTGCCAGTTAAAACTGCAACATCACTCGCTGATAATCCCTCACTCATCATAGAGATTACCTCCTTATTGATTTTTATATTTACAAAATCAAAAGTTCCGCGGCTCTTTTAATTGTTGTAGCGATTTAATTTATTTCATTCCAAACTGATTTTTTATCTGATTCATCATTTGATCTATATCAACATTCTTTTCTTTCCCAAGATTCCTACAAAGCTGTTCTAAGCCTTTGGAATCTCCTTTTTCCATCATCTGTAAAGCATTTGACATCACAGGATTATTTCCGGCCTGTTGTTTCATCATGTTTATAAGCATTTGACGAGGGTTTCCTCCATTTTTCATCATTTGCATAAGTTGCATCGGGTTAAATTGCATATTCATCATTTCTGATTACCTCCCCTCTGCACTTTAGGAGATTCTATCGGTGTAATCATCTGTTTAATCTCAGATAGTTCTCCGCCAATTCCCTGTAATATCTCTGCTTTAACTTGTCCAAGCATAGAATTAAGCATCTGAATATCAACATACGATTGATCTTCCTTTTGCTTTTCATCTTCCGGCTGAACTGCCTTATATGTAATAATCTGACTTGTTCCATCTGCCATAAGCCTTTTTACATATACTTCTGACAAATCGGATTTTGGATAAAAGGTAGGCTGGCCGCTCATGTCAACATTCTTCGCCTTTACCACGTCCAGGCCATCCACAATTTCTCCATTCAGACCAGGAGTTTGAGCCTGCTGAACAGGTTGGTTATATAACTGTTGCTGATTATACTGTGTCTGCATCTGAGCCAATCTGTCATATTGCGGTTGTAAAGGATTATACTGTTGATATCCTCCATACTGTGGCTGATATCCGAAGTTTTGATATGTCGGAAATGGTTGCATAACGTTTTCCTCCCCTGTCTTTATGATTTAATTTTAAATGACGGGACCGTTATTCACCATTCCATAAAACTGTCACATTTCTATCACCAATATGTCATTTCCAATTTTCTGAAATTCCTCTATAATATTTAGGTGCTGTTTTGATGATCTTTGTTTTCATCGTTCGATTTATTCTGTTAATAGTGCTAACGCTACAATTCATTTTTTCTGCTACTTCTTCCAATGGAATTTTACTATTTCTATACAAAAAGAGGGAGCGCTCCCTTTCATCAAAGTTTGCCTCCCTCAAATAAAAATCAATTTCTTCTTTTATAAATTCCTTATAAAAATTTCTTTTTAAATCCATTCCACTTCCCTCCCTGAAATGGAATCTAGCTACATCGGAAAAACACCGCTTGCGATAAATCCTATTAACGCTCCGATTATTCCTGTCAAAACACTTGTAGCAATCGTTTCATATCTTTTCCCAGGTTTTTCCATAAGAACCTTAACATTACCGCTGATTTCGTCTAATTTCTCATTAATGTGCTCCCTGTCGCTTTTAGAAGAAATCATGTCTTTCTCAACATCTTCCAGTCGATTAAAAAACTCTTTATGATCTTTAGAGTTCTTATCTCTAAATTCCTTAAAATCTTCTTCGATTTTTTTTAATCGGTGTTCATTCACGCAATTATTTTCACATCCCATTTAAACACCTCTTCTTTTTCTTCTCTCCCTTTTTTAATTTTGCCAACTCCCCAACCACACTCATTGTTGGCACCCTGCGATTAAAGCGGGAGGGAATTACCTTAACCACGCACCGGCTTTTACTGCAAAAACTATAAAATTCTTGCTATTGGAATAACATTGTGCAAAGAATAAATCTCCGATTCACTTTCCCAAGATCGGTTTGTACTATTTTCAGAATGAGAACCTTGAAATTCATATCCTTGTTTTATGGCCCAATATAAAGACAAATCCAAGAGACAAGAATAATACTTGTCCATATCCTTCTCAATCATAATTTGGGGATAAGCGCTAGGATAGTTCCTTTTATTTTTAAAAGATTTTATTGAACGTTTGATGCAAAAGAGCAGAGTAGATTCCTGCTCTTCCTCATAATCATCTCCAAAATAATTTTTCAAATCTTGAAGTATTTCCAACTCCACTCTGCTCACCTGCCTTTATATTTGTTGGGAAAGAAATTCCCCAATCACTTCATCTTTAATAACTTTAGTAATCATAATTCCATTATCTTCCGCCAACTTTCTTATATCCTTGACGGTCATTGCGCTCAAATCCTCGTATGTATATTTCTCGTCAGAACCTTCAAACGCAATATCCGTATCATCAAAAGGCATTATCTGCTCTTCTTTTTCGTCATTTGGAACTTCTTCTTCGGCGAGGTACAAAACCCCGCCGAACTTTACTTTATGGTCATACTTCATAGCTTGACCTCCGTTATTTCACTTTGATTACATAGATAGCATCCATTCCCTCGAAGGATGGCAAACAAATCTGTGAAGCCGTGGTAGACACCAGCACAGGCGGACCATAATCTGTTTTCTTTGCAATCGCAATACCATTCTTCACGATAGATACATCTACTGTAGAATCTCCCAGCAGCGTTCTTTCCTCTGGTGTTGTGCCGTAATATGTATTACCCAGGACTCCATCACCGATAATAGTTACATAATCATCAGGGAAGAAGTTCTTGTCCGTGCCATCAAAATCTGTATATCTCTTATCGTTTTTGATAAGCTGAAGCTCTGTTTTTAATTCAAACAAGTCCCTAGTTCCCTTTGCATCCAGATATGCATTTTTTACACCAGAAGCGGTAATCATTGCGTTCATCATCTGCTCATTGTCAATCAGATAATTAAACGTTTTCGTAGTCATCATCGCAAATCTAGGTTTAAAACCAAGATTTGCCAGATATGCGGTACCCTCTGCGATATCACTCAATGGCTTTGCTGTTTCTGGTTTGTCCCAAGTATCCGTTCCAGTCAGTTCTACATAATGTTCCGATTTCCATGTTCCATCCTCGTCATATTTATAGTTGTAAATTGTGTTGTCTGCCATTCCAACAGAAATCTGCATAGTGCCATTGATAGGTGCCAGTAGATTCATTCTCATCTTCTCAGCAGAAATATCAGCGCCAAGGGTCAATTCTGCTGCATCATCAAAAATGTGTCTAAGCACATCCTGGACATAAGGGTCATTGGAATCCTGCGCTCTCTGAATCTCCAGCATGTCAGTCTCGTCAATCTGCATCGACTCCCTAAATAAGGGCATTTGCTCTTTTGTTGCCTTAAATCCGCCTCTGGTGCGAATGGTAGCCATAGAATCAAATGCGGACGGTTTCAGGGCAACGCCAAGCCCTTTTCTAATCTTAATCCATTTCAAATCAACTCCGGTCTTTTTAATTGCCGGAAAAAATACTTCCCCATAATAGGGAAGATTGCTACTCGGGTCATTTGTAATGTAAGCGGCGATTGCTTTCGCCGTAAAAACATCAGATAACTTCATTTTTCTCCTTTCCACCCCGTAAACTTTTAGGGGTCAGCAACTAACTTCAAATTTTATTAGTCGGCAAATTTATTAAGCGCCTCCTCCGCTGGCTGCGTCTGGAATAGTCCCAACAACTCCGGGTTCCTCAAATACAATGCGGCAGCCAGCATTTACCAAAGCCGCTACCAGTTTTGCATCATATGTGCATCCGCTATTGTCCTGTGCCCTTTTCGTATGTATGTAAGCTTTTTTCAAAAGTGCCCCCTGTGGCCTGGATTCATAAGTATCCCGATAAAGAATTCCTACTGCTCCAGTAAACGGTGTGGTTTTCTGCGGCTTACCGTTCTTATCAACGGGTGTTCCAGCCTTCACCACTTTTTCTCCTGTCACCTTATTTGTATCCGTGACACTAGTAAAATCAATCGTCATTGCGATCGCTTCTTTTTCCTTACGATTTAAAATCGTGGGCTCGGAAACATAAGTTAAGGTATCAACTTTCATATCTCCTCTTGCCATTTGCTCATCCTCCTTATAGCAATCTTTTTAATAAATCTTCATTGATTCCACGCCCGGCCTTTTGCGATGCCAGATTTGTAGCAAACTGGATAGAGGCCTCATCCTTGCTTGTAGCCCCGCTGCCGGCCTTAATATCCGGGTTATCCTTCAAATATGTTTGAAGTGCATCCTCACCGGACTGCTTTTTTACTGCCTGTACAAATTTTCCTAAAGCAGAGAAAAACTTATCTGTATCAGTCAACTCTCCAGTTAATTCGGACAATGACTCTGCTGTCTTTTCATCCATGCCAATTCCCATATACCGCTTGCTGTAGTCCATCGTTCGGAATTTGGATTCAAGTTCCTGGATTCTGGCATCTTTGGCTTCATCGGCGGCTTTCTTTGCCTCTGCCTCTTGTTCCTCGGCTGTCATTTTAGCTTTTAACTGCTTTTTAGCATTGGAAAGCTCAGAAGAAGCTGTATCAAATGAATTTTTCAATTTAGCCTTTTCTGCCCGTTCCTTCGCCAGTTCAGCCATCAGTTCTTCTACCGTTGGTGTATCATGCCCTGGGGTTTCGATGACCTGACTTTCAGTTTCAGCCATTGTTGTTGATTCAATGTTCTCCGCCATATAAATTCCTACCTTTCTGCGATTATAGACTTCTCTGTCTTCCTTATTTTGCGTTTTACGGTTTCTCTACCGTTTGCGATATTTGTATAGCCCCTTCTCTGGGGCATATAAAAACAGCCGGTTTCCCGACTGTAATTAAACTATTTGCTTTGAATTATTTGTTTGCATCCCATCTACACCAGGGCTATTTTCTGTCTGGTCTGATTCATCCTGTGTCAGCCGTTCTGGTGCTTCATTTTCCTTATCCTTGTCAAACAAAGACTTCTGGTATGCTTCCATAGTATCCTTGCTATCAAGCCATACTTGCTCAATATCCGGCCACACGCCGCCGCCCATCTGTAACGCCCATCTAGGATGTACGCCTATATTGACTGCCGCTGCGCTTGCATTTATTTTACTATTCAAGTCATAATTTTTCTGTCTGACGAAGTGGATATTAATATCAGTATGATGAATTTTCCTCAAAGGATTATCCGATGGCAATTTATCTGTTGACGCAAAACTTATTGCCCGCAATATCAATTTTAGTTCTTCTCTGGCTGCGCCCTGTACAAGCTGTTCTTCCCTAGCCGCGTCAACTGCTGTAGCGTTCCATCCCGACATAGTGTCCGTGGCTATCCCGGTACTTCCTCCTCCTTCGGATGAGTATTGCATTGGAACAAAACACCTTTTCAAAATCTCATTGCGTGTCGTTGTGATATTCTCTAAAACCGGAGCCGAATCCAATGTGCTCGACAAAGGAGCTATCTTTGCGTCTTTCCCTTCTGCGCTATACGTTTTCACCCATTGTCCGCTCTTAGGAGTAACCTCCTCTCCCGTTTCTGGGTTTACTGGAAAGTCCGTGTTATGCGCCCACCAGATTTCTTGCGTTCGCTGCACTGCATCATTCGCTACGCTTGACACCAAGGAATTGAGGTTGTCCATAAGGTCAATTTGCCGCTCAAAGCAACCTGTCCTATCAACCGCGCGTTCATATTCCACAACTGGAATCATGCCCAGCAGATTTGCCCGGATATCTACAATTTTCCCTGCCTCAATCTCAAACCGCTGCTTGTCAGTAAAACAGGTAAACAAATTCTTTGTCCCACTTTTAACATAGGTGACACCCAAAACCTTCTTTTGCCCGACACCATTATGATAGACACAAAAGGCAAATCTGGAATCCAAAGTGTTGACATTTACATAGGAACTCTGAATTTTTTCATCTTCCCATTCTGTTTTAACACCAATCAACCTATGCCCTATACCTGTTTTTTCCACAAAATCTGCTAATTTCTGATTTTCTGCACCTATGCAAATTCCATTCAGCATCATTTCATTTAAAGCTGAAATCCCGGAACTGTCTATATCCTCATCTGTATCATGCGGTTCTTGATTTCCTCTCTGCGTATAAATAGGAGGAATCCCCCAAAAATATCCCTTCTTAAACTCTGTCACATAGTTAGCCATATTGTCGGTAGTTTGGATATTTATTTCTGGGCGCACAATTTTATGGTATGGTAATGGCTGCACACCAATTTCATAATCTATAAGAAATTGCATTTCGCAGGCGTTTATCCGATGCTTAGAATATGCTTTTTGAAGAACAGGAATAATATTTTTTTCTGTTATTTGTTTTTCATCTGTTAATATCTTTCTTCTTCCTGCAAGTTTCATTCTTACCACCCATTATGTTTTTACATACTTTCCGCCAAATTGGACCCCGGAACCCGACACACGCTTTTCAAATTTGGTTGGTATGTCTACCCATTTCTTTCCTTTTATTCTTCTATAATCTTTCAATCTGTTTTCTCTTGTTTTTTCCACTTTTACAATTTCCAACAAAAAGCACCTGGACTCGCCAAGTGCTTTCTTTTATTTGTAATATTTGATAATATCATTATACCATCATTTTAAACATCGTTGGTACTCATTTTTATGTATCTTTTCGTTGATTCAACAAAAAGAAAAAATACCGCCTATAATCATAAAAAGCTGACCGACTGATCGGTATTTCTGAAATATCTCTAAGATACCAGAACGGTTGCTCATAACATGCCGATTTAATGATTTCATTCCATAATTCCCCTGCCGCATCCTTAGCTGTCTTTTCTATCAAGTCCACTTTTTTTTGCAAAAACACTCGTTTCAATGCAAGATCGGCTGTCTTATTACTTATATTATTTTTACTTCCATAAGAAACATTACCTATTTGTTGGCTTTTTACAGTATTCACATTATATGCCAATTCTTCCTTCCATTCTGGATATTGCTCACAAAATCCGCAAAGTTCTTTATAACGCTTACTAGAAATTCCGTAATTTTTTAAACTTGATTTTCTTTTATCCATCTATATCACTCCTCTTAATCAAATCGGACTATTGATTATTGTTGTTGGTTTTTGCACTGGCCTTGCTACATATTCTGCAAGCATTGCCAGAGAGTCTGGCCCATCATCATGTGGCGGCTTAACTTTGACTGTATATGTAACCACATTTTCCATGAACAAACCATAGTCTGATTTTGGCGTATATAAACTTGGGTCTAAAAATATACAGTGTTTTTTAATCCAATCAGAATTGACTAATATTTTGGTTTCTTTGTTCGCTTGTGTTCTCTCAGGCTCGATCTGTGCTCGACATTTTCCATCTATCAATTTTTGAACATTATGCGCGACTCTGCCTCCTGCACTATTTGATTCAAACCTTATCTTATGGGGATTGTGTCGAATCAAAATATTAGCGGATTTCATATCCAATGTGTCATAATCTGTTGTGTCATCAAATACTACATCCGGTATAAAAAAATCTTCTCCAAATTGATATGCAATCGGTAAAGATTCAAAATCCGCTCCTGTATCCTTTGTATCGCACACCGCCCATATAGCATCAGGCGTCCGCTCTGGCATAATAATAAACTCTGTCTGCTTTTCCGGTACTTGCTCCCGATTGAAGAAAAAGCGGCGCAGTTCATCTGTAGGAAATAGTAATCCCTCTCGCTCAATCGGCTGTTGCTGATACAGGCATTTAAAGGATAGATCATCCATAGATTCCTTAGCGTCCATGAAGTATTTTTTTGAAAATCCGTTCACCGCAAACATAAAGTTGCTCTCGCCATCTTCGTTCAAGGCCGGAACCGCAATAAATCTGGCTTTGGGATTTCCTTCATATAGCTGTTGTAGTTTTCCAATCGGGTCATGGACAGACCATCTTGTGGCAATATAGATTTCTTTACACCCTTCAAGTCGTCTGGAACGAAGATCATTCACAACCTTTGTCCAAAGTGTTTCCAGGCGTGACTTGTTCAGTGCTTCTTCAATTCCAGATACCAAGTCATCTGCTGTCAAAAAACGATTACATCTTGTGGCTCCCGTCAACGAACCATCTATGGAACGAAAAGTCCATGTTTTAAATCGCCCATTCCTTTCGAGGTTTACTGTGGTTTCCTTAGCATTTGTTCCAGTCAGCTTTACATTAGGAAATATTTCATGCCATGTATACTCTACCGGGTCATTTATAATTTCCAATACGCCATCATAAAGGGAACGGGTCAAAATGCTACTATGCGCTGAGGATAGGTTAAAATCATTTGGGAACCATCCACCAACAAGGGATAAGAAAAAATCTTCCAGAGTTGATTTACCACAACCCGGTGGAACGCTCAAAGCAAAAATATCAAGTTTATCATCCATCAAATCCTGTAATGACTGGATAATTTGGTGCTTTATAAAAACCTCTCGGCGCGGCTCATAAAATCGTTCCTTGGGAACTCTATTTTTTTCCAGATATAGAAGTCCGCTATCCACTTGATAATTTTGAGCTTCCAACAATAACAATTTATAGTACAAATCATTAAACTTTCCGCTTCCCGTCTGCCCTGCTACATAGTCAGCCATCTTGTGTGTGTACTGGCTGATCTTCATAGCATAATCACGAATTTCTTTATCCTCAAAACCTAAATCTTGCTTCATATTCAAAAGAAGCTGCCAGCTATCTATTTGGTTTTGGTATTGTGTCATGTCGTCTTTTAAGATTTCCGAAAAAATTTTTTTGTACCATTCAAGCGTTCCTTCTCGCAAAACAAAAGAGCCTCCTTCCCTACTTAGTAAGAAATTTGGCTCTCCGCTTGTGCTTGGCTCTCTACGATATTTTATTTGTTCCTATAAAACAATTCGCTTAATCTCTCCGGTTGGTAATCTGGAATATATTTGCAATATTGCGATAACGGCATTTCTCCCAGTAATTCATATCCAGATTTTCCGCTATCTAAGTGTTTAAATCCTAATCCGGCCAATCTGTGTTTCTTTATGATGTTAGCGACTGCTTTCCTCTCGTGACTATACTCTTCATAAATTCTGTCAACCAAATCGCAAAACAATTTTGCCTGATATTCCAGCTCTGATATTTTGAAATCATAGAATTTAAAATAATGAGCAAAGTTCGGAAAAACATTACATATATCCCGAACGCTCACAGTTCCATCCCGTATCATTCCAACGATTCTCTCTTTAGAAAAGTTTGCATTGGCCGACATTCTATGGAGCATTAAATAATCTGGCGATTTTATCTTTATCCTATTCCAGTTCTCATCTACAACTACAAAACCCTCTTTCTTTACACCGTGAACCTGTCCATCATTAGCCTTATTAAGTTCATTTGCGGCAATTAGACAATCATCAAGAGTTCTTAATAAATATTCTTTTGGCTTTTCGATTCCTATATCCGAATCCTCCTCCATACCACTAATATTATTTCTCGTTCCGATATGATATAGATATGGTTTAGGATATTTTACAACCACCTGCGTTTCTGGACTGACCAGTTCAAAAATAAAAGTATAATCCTTATTGAAAATCGGTAATTTCAAAGCAATTTCGTTATAGTTATCCGCTTTCCTTATCACATCAAGAAATGTTTCTTGCGTCATTTGATTTGCAAGTGCTGTTCCCGCATTTATCGTTCTGTTTGTAGATAATTGCCACTTTCCTGTTGTTCTATTCCACCACAGTTTAATAATACTTCCATCAATTTTATCCTGCACTCTGGCAGTATTCCAATCAATATTGTCTGCGTAATTTTCGTTATAATTTCCGAACTTTCTAAACGGCCAACAAACTACCTCCAGATTTTCAAGGTCTATAATGATTCCTCTTGCCTCCTGCACAATCAGATCTGAAAAATCGCTATCTATACCATAGTTGAATATTGCAAACGGATATTCTTCTTTCACGTTTATCTTATATTCGTTTTGAAGGAGTTCTCTCCAATTTTCATTTTTATTTATGAAGCAACATAATTTTGAATTATGATTCATGTTCACACCACCCTTTAATGTGCTGCCAAATCAGCTTCATGCAATCAAAAAGATATTCGCATACATCACATTCTGTATCTGTTTCAACATATTTTTTCTGAAGGTACTTTTTGAAATATGGACATTCTTCATCAGAATTAAGGTATTCATTGTGTCCGACTTCGCAAATACCTATTTCATATTCATCTTCTCCATCAAATTCATAATCTGTATTATAAAATTTGCAATCATAACAGTTCATATGGCACTCAACCCTCACCGAAGAATTTCTCATCTTCCCCAATCCCATAGTAGTTGCGAATGAAATAATTTGTTACTCTTTCTCTATTAGATTCTTTGAAAATATACTTTGAAAATTCCTGTTCGCCCCAATAATCTATTGTCCTATTACGCATTTCGTCATACACTTTCTTATATTCTCCAGAAAGTTTATCGGTATAAAACCATCCTAAATCAAGTGTAACACCATAATCATAAAAACCTCTATTGGACCATTTCTCAACATAATACATAAGTTGCTTATATGGAAATCCAAGTCTTGAAAATATGTTTCCAATCACACGAACCGAAAATTCTCTTTGGCTTAAATCGCTAGAAGTTACTTATTCGTGCAAACACGCTTCAAAAAATATTCTTTCTAGTGGTTTCATATATTCACCTCAAAAATTTGTTTACAGTTGCTGCCCTTACATTTAAACTTCTGCCCTGTAATATGCGCTCCCGGCGTTAATGGGAAGTTCTTCTTGCCGCAGAAAGGACAACAGATATAGTCTGTTCCCGTCTTGTAATCCCTCTGTATGTATGCTTGTCCGTTGTGAGGTAATGGCTCGTTCAAATACTCACTAAAATCCACTCCCATGTGCTTCTCCATGTCTTTTATTGCGTCTGTGATACTCATTTCTTCATAACTCCCTGGATTGCCTTATTAAACATCTCGTCCATATTCTTAATATATGGGTCATCAATATCTTTATCGGTTATAGTAGCCATAATAAACATATTTTCAGCATGAAGCACATTTAATGCGCCAAAAAGTGCCTTAATATAGTCATTCATATCTGCCATATTTTCTCTCCCTCTTTTCACGTTCATAAACCTTCTACCGCTTCATTCTCTTACACTGATTACAGTTATTCCGATTTTTGCAATCCCAGCAATTATCACTATCTCACCAATATCATTTTGGTGGTTGTGATCTTGGTTTACGCTTTGCTTTTCCCACTGATACGATTCTCCAAATTCTCTACAATTCTATCGCATTTTCTACTGTTCACGCATCGGATATTATTGATATATCGTGGTGCTTCACCATACGATGTGATTTCAATCTGCTCTACCTCCGGTTCAAAGTTCGGACAGTAAGAGCAATGATTTTCAATAAACAATTCAAATCCTTCTATCTTCATTTCTTCTCCCCGTTGAAATACACCCTAAATCCCTGTTTCTGATACTCTACAATCCGTTTATTCATTTCTTTCCATGTCCGAAAGGTTTCTTTTTTCATTTCACAAAACTCATCTTTACTTACTGCATATATCCCAAACGGTACAGCCTGTTTTGCTATAGTAAGAACACTCCTGAACCCTTTCCTACCCATTTCATAAATATGATCGTTAATTAGAACTTTCATATCGTTTATCCCCCATTGTAACATATAATGTTCCGGTATATCTCCTTCCGCCTGTTTCCCTAATATCCTTGAAGTCATAGCTAATAAATGATTTTAGGTAATCGACCATCTGACGGACACACTCACTTTTTATATATTCTACAGGCATATCTCTTTCCCACCGATTGACTTCAAATGACGTTCTTACTGCCTGTACATTTCTTTCAACTGTACAGACCGGCGGCTTTACTCTATGTAACATTTCCATCTGCGCCTTTAACCGTATATTTTCTTCCCGCAGGCTTTTCTTAGTTTCCCGGTTCTTCCATTTCTCAATCAGATTCATTTCCTGCTCCTCCGTTTCATCGGAATCCCATGAAGCCTTCTCCAATTATTACAAGAAATTCTATCCGCTTCTCCCATAGCAATTTGAATATAAGCATTTACGTACATAAGCTGCTTTACCCCACCGCTCAACTCTTCTAAAGGAAATTTATATATTCTGCTTGCCAATTTCCACGCTTCATTTCTTCTTCCCTGAACTCTACCGTAAGAATGTTCTGGATATTTCAAATATGCCCAGTCAATTTTGTACACTTATATCTCCTTCTCATCGGGATTCCATGCAACTTCCTGAAATTATTCGTGTTCCAGATAATCCCCGTAGCAATAAATCTTGTTTTCATCCATGCTGGATTAGGGTTTTCTACTTCTTCGCTTCTCAGTTTGATATTAGTCGCTCCCATTTTCGCTAATTTCTGCATAAGATGAACGCCAAACGCAAGCGTTCCGTCACAAATACAGGAAGTTTCTAAGGTCAGCTTGTCTCCATGTTTAGGAAGCAACATGGCATGGAACTTTCGTGCGGTTTCCTTGTCCATGTCAAAAGTCATTTCAAGTTCCCTGTTTTCACTGAGGCTGTGCGATAAATATTCCTCCAAATCAGAAGTCTCTATCATCTCAACACTATCATCGCCAATCGGCACAAGCGGTTCCCAACGCTCACCGCCTATTGCAAAGAACAGCTGTCCTTTTTCATATTCTTTTGGTGGCATAATCATTCCCTCACTTTCTTAAACCCGCAAAAATCCGCGAATCCATAAGAGCCGTCTTTGCAATTATGTGGCATATATCTACGTAGATTTCTTTCATAACGCACATTTTCCGTTGATTCCTTTACGGTCAAAGCCACTGTGCAAGCTATAGCAATAAGATCACCTGTTTCTCCTTCTTCAAACTCTTCCCCGCACAGGCGGCATTTATAGATTGCTCGGTATTCGCTCATGATTATTTATACCTCAATCAAAATGAACTTATGTTTTAACTGTTCTTTTCCAATGAACGGAAACACTTCAGTGTTACATATCTCCATATTTCCTAAGTACACATTAAATGTTCGGTTTCCGATTTTTAATTCGCCTGTTACTTCTCTTTCGGCAAACTTGGCATTTATTTTCGCTCCCGATGGTATGTTTATATAATTTTTTCTATCTTCCATCAATCCACCTCATAAATCTTAATTGCTCTGATATTATCTGGTTTCCAATAATTCTTTAAATCGCAAGTAGAATTTGTCCTAATCACTTCTCGTTCATATTTACGCTGTTCTCTTGCCCCGTTTACTGCTTCTTTTTCATCTTCACACGTAGAAATAGGCTTGATTGTAATTATTGGAAAGCCATCATCACTTTTATTCTCGTATACTCTTGCTATTGCATACCGATATTGAGATAATAAACTTTGTTCTTCATCGCTTATATCTTCCGACTTGCTCTCTGTCTCCGAAATTTTCCTTTCAAAATATTCTGAAGCTAAACGGAAAAACGTTCCGCCGAAAATTCCGCCAACAAAAGCTATAGCTAAACTAAAATCCATCAGTCCATCCCCACAGTTTTTCTAAGTGTTGAATACAGTCCAGACAGCACATGAATTGTCGTTGTCAAATCGTTTATCCTGATACAATCCTGCTGGTGTTGGTCTTGCAATTTGGAGATCAAGTTATCTCGCTCATCTTCTTCATCAGAAAAACAACTACCATCACAGATATCTTCTAAATCTTTAATTCGCTGTTTGATGGCTTTGTTCACCGTCATTAACTTCTCTTTCTCATCTTTCAAGCTACGAATTTCATCTTTGGCATCATTGTAAAGTTTCATGTAGCTATTCTGCAAGTCAGTATTTTCTCTATCTAATCTAATTATCTCGTTTTTCAGCCTATCCCTTGTCCAATCCTTCAATTCTTCTTTTCTCATGACTTATCCTCCCTACTTTCCCATTCTATACAACAATCATCATTATTAGTAAAATCGGCGCGCTTTTCTGACTCTCCATTAAAGCATACCCAACTGAAATCGTCATGCCATTTACAGATTTCACAGTATTTTTCTTTATCGTCCATTATTTTGATTTTTATACCCTCCCGGCCACGCACGCCACGCACTGATTATCCGGCTCAGTACGCAAAGCCTTGACTGCCGGAAAACTATAAGTGATCCGGTCAATGGATAGCGATATAAGTCCGGCGCCCCGCAATCATATTGTGGTTTCCAATATGAAAGTTGTCATATGGTAGACACGGCTTATCCATCGACTTATTGTCCTTCTGCCGCGCCAGATATTACATTGTAGTCCGCGACCACACTACAAAAACGATTTAAGGAAATCGAAAACCATAAACCAGTAATCGCTATGCGAAAACCGGATTCCTTTTCTACACTTGGTAGATAGGTGCATCTGGCAGAACCCTAACCTTTCTCGTTCACTTATTGAGGATCTAAACTTACATATGAATATCTCTCCAGATAGTTAGCAACAACCTTTCACAGCTTATTGTGCTGCCGATGTACCGGTCATCTGAGTTGTCGAGCTTCTGTAATGAAAGCTAGTTTCTGTTTGCCGTTCCGCAAATTGGTATCTGCACAAGTTCCATTACAGACAGCCGATAACCAGACTCGAACTGATAACATCCGCCTTACAAGGGCGGTGTTCTGCCATTGAACTATATCGGCATATTCCCTTATAAAACCACTTTGAAAGCGTCATCCCAATAAGGTCAACTTTCTAATCGTCATACTTCCGGGAATCTTCCAGAATCACCGACTACTGCTCCTCACGGCCTTTGGTCTTATCTCTCTGGAAAAGTTTTTTTCACAGGATTTCGTAGCAGGTATACCCATCTTGCTAAGTGGTAAAATCGAGACGGGCGGATTCGAACCGCCATCTTCTGTACATAGTTGTATCCGGCTTTCAGTGCTCTGCCAATTTAGCTACGTCTCGTGGTTCCTACCATAGCCGCTGCCGTACCTGACAGCCAAAGGGTACTAGCTATGGCGGAATGGATCATGTAGGACTCGAACCTACGACCTTCTGCTTATGAGGCAACGGCTCTCACCATCTGAGCTAATGATCCGTAACGGGATTTCTCCCGTTTTTGCATTATTTATCGTGCTGCTTTAGGCACCATGCGGTATTTAGAATCGTATCGCCTTACCGCCAATCTACACGCTGTTCTTTTATTTTACGTCCTCAAACAGTAGTCGGACAAAACCACCCGGAGCATTTGAATCTCCTTTTGTCACAGCCTTGCGCCGTAGGTGGTGGAGAAAGTTTCTATGCCAAAATCAGAAACCAACTGGGCTAGCTGGATTCGAACCAGCGTAAAGAGCGTTCCTTCTCTTCCGGGGTCAAAGCCCGGTGCCTTAACCGTTTGGCGATAGCCCAAAATAAGCCTTATATCCACATTAGAGCAATACTCGCTATATAACTGAAAAACATTATTCCGAATCCTAAAATAGAGGCTTTATTATCTTCCCAGGACAATCCATTCATAAAATATATCAGGCAAAAAACCATTAAAACATCAATGAATGATATTAAATACCTAAACCACATATCTTGCACCTAATCCTTTTTTACTGTCACGCTGAAAATACTCTTCAAAATGCAAATTATCAACCATATTCCTGTAGCAATCGCCCAACTGAACTTCCACCCAAAACACATAGTAATCAGTTTTATAATCCCGCAGGTAACGATCTAGCTTATTCCATACAACACTACTAAAAGTCCAATTACTACTACTGCTATAATTCCACCCTGCTTAATTTTTTCTTTCATATCATTCCTCCCCTATAATCCTGTTTAAAATAATTTCCGGCATTTTATCAATATATGTACCTTCTGGAATTTCATTTAATGCACTATATATGCTCGCCGAGAATGCTCTATAAAGATCTTCGTGTTCCAGAAGTTCTTCTCTAAGAATTTGACAAGCATTCTGAACTGTAAAAGGAGTATTCAAGAAATTCACTTCTGCCTGTCCTTCAAAATTAATGCCACTCATCTGCTCAATGTTCAATGTGACGTTAGGAACCTCCAGCGGATTTATCTGAAAATCAAGGTGTGTGATTTTTTCAATCTGTTTTCCATCTACAAATACTCTATGTATGTATTTATTATCCTTATCCTGTTCAATCTTCACGTTTGCTAACATTACGTCTCATCCGCTTCCTTTTCAACTTTTACCGAACAATATGTACGTTTTCTATCCTGTGCTATAATTTGGCAACCACACATCGGACAATCAAAGGAATCAAACAAGCTCTCCTCATTATTTGCTCCAAAAGCCGTTACAAGTCTGATTTTCCCATTATCCCGGCAAATATAATGCCTCTCTTTTACTGGCGGAAATTCTGTTCCGCAAATTTTACATTTTAACATTCCAATCCTCCAAATTCCTACAAATCTCAATAACAACATCGCCTTTTTCAAATTTTCTCATTTCCCTATCTCCTTCCAAATCACGCAAATATTTGGCTATACTTTATAAATCTTAGTCCTTCCACATTTAGAGCACATTTTCATAATTATATATCCCCTGCTATCTTTTACTGAGTTTATCCTTTTCCATTCATGTTTACAAAAAATCGTCTTTAAAGAATTTTTTAATTTAAACTTCTCTCGCATAAAAACTATCAATCCTCTCTATCAGGCAAAAATAAACAATGGAGTCCTTTTTATACAAAATAAGGTGTTCGTCTTTGATTTCGGCTCTGTCGGCACAAATTGCCATTCCAGTAATTTCTTTGGACTCGTCCAATGGTTCTTTAAACTGAATTACATATTGTGTTTCAACTGGTTTTATTATCAATTGCCCTGTCATTTCGTTCACCTAAATTCAATCTTATTTCCTTGTCCATCATGGAACCCTATTCCTTCGGTTATGTATATTGTTCCCTCATATCTTCTCCCATCATGGATAGTGTACGGATATGGTCTGCACTGATAATTTTGCTCTATGTACGATTGAAGCAATTTAAGAAGTACATCTGAATCAATACTTACTTTTGAAAATTTTGTGTACTCTTTTGAAATTTTCGATCTGATAATCTTTGCACTGCGTTCCTCGTCTGCTTCCCCATAAGCGTCCGCTATAAAATTCGCATATGATAGAAACTTTTCCTCGTCATGCTCCATGTGAGCCTCTATCAATTTTCCGATTGTGACGGCTGAGATATGTTTCATCAATAACCACCTTCGTTTTCTAAAAGCCATTCTTTCAGTGCTACATGTGCCCTTGCAAAACACAGCTCCGTATCACTATCTTGTACGTTCACAATCACTGCATCATTTCCGTTCTTTTCCGATTTAGGATAATCTAACGCGCAGCCTTTCTTGTAAATGTAAATTCCCCAATCGCAGGTTTTGTTATATCCTATATCAACGTGCATGGGAAAATCTTTCAACTTTTCATTAAGAAATTTCAAAAAATCATTCATCAGATTTCCTCCATCCGTTTTTTCACTCTTTCAATTTCAGCAAGCATCATGGTCTTAAGATAATCTCTTAATCCGTTCTTAGCTTCTTCGCTGTATTTTTCAATGTTTATACCGAAAATGTCGCCACGACCCTCATACATATTATTAACAATATGATTTTCTATCCATCGCAAATTCTTGTTTATATTAAACAGTTTTTGCTTTAGCGATTGATATTCTGAGTAGCGATCAACATTTTCTTGAAAATCATGTTCTGTCATAACTCCTCCAACTCTATTTTTAGTTCTACAATTTTATCTGATATATAGTTTTGAATTAGTACTGCAAGGTCTGGATAATCTTTTAAATATAACTCTTTTTTCTCTGTCACTAACCATACTGTGCTATTCGAAATAAACATTCGCTCAAAATAGTCAAGTTTATCCAATTTAAATCTAATCTCATTTGCCTTTTTCAGCTGCTCAATCGTCATACTATTTCACCCTTTGTCACTCTTCCAATTTACCACCATTATTTTCGCCTTTTTCGTATTTATCACAATATCTGCCATCCCTTGTACAAAATACACATTCATGTGCCTGACAATACCAGCACTCTCCAAATCCAGTTGGAACAACGATTAAGTCCGAGTAATTCTTACATGTTTCACATTTTTTCAAAGTCTCTCAACTCCTGTTCTGCCGCCAGTTCCCGTTTATCGTTCTTGTGAGTCCGGTTTTGCTTACACCACCCGCAGCTCCCATGATTCCGACAGGTACAATCTACTGCCTTTGCACCACTATAAGGTTTTCGGCGTTCTTTTCCGGACTGAATAGATTTATCAAGACTCATAACTACTCCAATCCTCTTCACCCTCCAATTTCTTTATCCGTACATTTTCCAAACCATACTTAGCAACATAGCGAATTTGGTTTTCCGCAAAATATTTATTGGCCGCACGAATAAAATTTCTTTGTTCCTCATCTATGTAATTATGACCGTATTCATCTTCGTAATCGTCGTAGTCGCAGTAAATATCATTTTCCTGCAATTCCCCATTTTTAACTGACTCTTTCAGTCTATCCATTTCTTCGCTACAAATTATCATTGTGTTTCCTCCATTTCTGGAAACGCATATTCGCACATCGGATTGTCTACAAATCGTATCTGTTTTGAGTTTACCTCACGCATTGTCCCGTCCTCGCATTCTACGATGGCTTTTCCGGTTACAGGACTCCACATATGAAACAATCCTTTTTTGAATTGTTCCTCTCTTTTTAGCCCAAACGCTCCATACCTCACATAATCTTTGACCATATCAACCGGCTGCGATATTTCTTGCGATATATGTACAATACACGGTCTAAGTTCTCTTTCGATTGTGATTTTTCCGTCTAAGCCTGCCATTATGCCTCCTGTACATTTCCAAATAGTTTTAGGTACAAATCTACATTATGTTCTCCAATAAACTTTTTTATCGAATCTATATCGACACACGTTATTGTATTTAATATGTCATGTGTCATAAACAGTCTTTTGTTGGGTGTTTGATACACGCTATGCCAATCTGCCTCCATGATTTTTTCGGATTTATCGGTGTCATATAACAAACCATTTACTATTTTTTTCATTTACCTTCATCTCCTTTATACGGTACATGATATTTTGGCTTATTGATCGCTTTATCATCAATCAACACATCATAACCAATTTTTCTTGTGTCATTTCCGTACCACTCAATCATTTCTGGGATATTCTCATTTACAGCATCAAATTCAAGTCCATACGATTTGCACCATTCAACAGCTTCTTGAAGCCGATCTCCTTCTCTACAAGTCCAAAGAATAATTTTGTTTCCTTGTTTTCTGCGCTTTATAAGGTGATAAATAAGTGCCTTGTTTGGTGCGCCAATTCCTGGCCAGACACTTTCGCAGAGTGTACCGTCAAACTAGAAGTCCACGGCATAGACCGTAAACTCTCTTTTTATCTTGCTCATGGACTAATCACCCCCTCATAAAGTTCTTCTGACTTTTTCTTTGCTTCAATCGCCTCTTCAATAGTCGAAAAACTCCCTATATATTTTATTTTCCCGTTCACATATATCCGCATTCCTATCTTGTTTCCATTTTTATATGCGCCAGTTACCCCGTAGCGATTTCTTCCTGCCTTATCGACATTCTTATTATTATCAGAATAACTTACACATCTTAAATTTATCTTTCTGTTATCCAGCTTATTTCTATTTATGTGATCCCTTACTTTTCCCTTTTCGCATTCGATCACAAAATGATGAAACAACCTTGTTTTTCCTTCAACTCTCGCCTCTGCATATCCTGTTTTACCTTTAATCCAGCAATACTTTTTTAACTGTTGCCATTTCTCTAAATCGCATATCATTGTTTCATCGCAATTTGTTAGATTTACTTCAACAAAGTTTCCATTCACTTTATAATTGTTATACTTTTTACAAGCAGAAAAATGTTTGCACCCACACGATTTTTGTTGTCCACTTTTTAGAGATGATTGAAATACAGAAACATGTTTTCCACATTCACATTTGCATATCCATCTCGGATATATATTCCCAGATTTCGTTACATGGTCTTCATCTCTTTTGATAACAGTCAAATATGAAAACTTTTTTCCCGTTAAATCTTCTTTTACTTTTATCAATTCAATTTACCTCAAATCTGAATCGCCTGATAGCGTTCGCTGTTCAGAACCGAATACATCATCTCAACCGGCGTTTTGTCCACGCATCCAATCAAATTCTTAAATGTACTTGCAGACTGACCGGAAACAAGCTGTACTCCCTTACGGTTTTTATCAGCCAGAAATATATCATGCCGACTATTTACATTCCAGAAAACTACATTTGGAATTTTATATCCATGTTCCTCATATACCCTGGAAACATAGTCATAAAAGTTCTCCCGATGTTTCTGGCAAGTACAGTAATCGATCTCCATATCAGAAATGATAATGAGTGATTTCGGCATTTCTTCTTGTGAACAATGATTTTCAATCGCCACATCAAGAATCTTCAAAAGGGCAGCTTCAAGGTCTGTAATCGTCTGCCAACTTGCTCTTGAAATGAAGTTGATTTTTTGAGTTATGGTTTTTCCTTTTATTTCCACAAACTCTGGGTGACCTGAAAACGTTATAAACAGATTATGATATGCACCTTTATTCCGTTCTGCAAAGTACATTGCCAGTCCAATAGAGGTTGCCATCGGTCTACCGTACATCGAACCGGAAACATCTGCCATAACCACAGCATTTACATCTCCGTCAACATAGTTCGGCAGATTATCCCATTGAGCCTCCAGAACCTTGCTATTCTCACTGTGATACAAAATTTTCTCAACAATGTCATACGGATAAAGAGTGGCTGCATTGATTTTCTGTTCGCCAGAGGAAACTTTGTTTATATATTCTTCAAAACGTTCCTGATCGTGACGAGCAAATGCCTTTCGGTAATTCATCATTGCCCTGGATGGAACCGCCGGATAATTAATGGTATCCCACTGGCGGGCCGACATGCGCTGCTCCACAACATCAATATGCTTTCTCAGGCGATTACAAAGACGTTTATAGTCATATACGGACATTCCTAACTTCTTTGCCGTATAAATTCCCAGTTTCCGAGTGTTCGGGCTAGAAGCATCAGCCTTTTTGAGCCATTTAGCGAGAAGGGAAGACGACTCTTCATTCTTCATCAATACTTTATCTTTTAAAAGTTGATACTTTACATCATCCCACATATTATCCTCTAATTTCGTTCCGACGAGAGAATAAACGTCGTCCCAGCGTCCGTATTCTGGTATTTTATCTATGTTCTTTCTTAATTCTTCTGTATGCTTATTTGCTATGTATGTCAAAAGAACACGGAACACACGGCGCTCGCCTAAACCTCCATGAATGTCTCTGGCATAGAACAGGCAACGCATAGCGCCTAACGAGTCTTCCTGAAATGCCAGCTCAAATTTCTTGACAATCTCATCCTCTGATCTGGTACGCATGGCACCGATAGTCGCAAACATATCCAGCAAAGCAGAATCCGTAGTATTCTTTGCGTCTGCTCCGTTCTCGGTCTTTGTCCACTTGCTTTCTTCTCTCATTACATCTGAAAAATTCATAAAAATCTCCTTTCATTACGCCAATTTCCCTTGACCACTAGGGCATATCCTCCACGGATACGATTGGAGTTGAACCAATATGCTTTTTTAAGCGAATAAATTGCTGTTTGGCGTTACATAGGTTTTTAGTTGTTTTTACAGTACGCATATTTCACGGAATCGAACCGTATTTTCTTTGTTTTGCATACAAATCATTTGCCATTAAGTCATTGCTGTTGCTGCGTACCTCTGTTTTTTACAGTTCTCAAAATATAAATAGATTGCCCTACCAGCTGGGCGACATTCCATTTCAGGAATGATTGGACTTGAACCAATGACACATCTTCATTCTGCTGTATGAGAACCAAAACGGGAACAGAAGGACTTGAACCTTCGACAACATGATTAACAGTCATGTGCTCTCCTGGCTGAGCTATATTCCCAAACATTTCCTGTTTTTTCGCTTTTATAATCCCAAATTATACGCTTAATAGATTGCAGTTCAGGAAACATAATACATTACGCCATAGGTTTTATGATTAGGGGTCATATCCAAAATTGCGGTTGACGTAACTCGTTTTTTGTTTTTGGAATTTTTTCGGATTGCCCGATTTTATCTTTTGTGGAATTATTCACCCGAATGGGCTTTATCTTTTGTAAGTGAATTAGAATTTATCTGATGTGTTTGCCGGTAGGCGAAAATTGTGGTAAAATTTTATGACACTATTTCGATAGGACAGCCGAATCGCTGTTCAATTTCTTCCAGAGTAACTTTTCTTGGTTTAGGAAGCCGTGTTTCAGTCTTAATGTTACCTCCATCAACTGTTTTCGCAAAAGCGGAACCGGAATACTCATTGTCATTTTCATCTGCATAAATTCTAAGTATACTATACCCATGCGCTCGACAGAATCTAGTTGAACGATCTAAAATCTCTTTGAGTTCCCTATCTTCATCACCGAATGCGTCTGCATAGTCAATAACTGCTTCATTTGCCGATATATTCTCTGGAAATGATACCGCCTTATATGGAAAGCCTGTGAATTTAAAAATTCGGTTTCCAATTAAAGCGGCAATGCCTTTCGGAAGATGATAGCCTTGCGCTACTGCAATTCTCAATAGCCTATTACTCTGTTCATCGGACTCAGTTCTGAAATATTTATTTGATAAATCAATCATTATTCGCTTCCTCCCGTTCTTTAATAATTTTGTCAAGTGTCGGTCTTGATACACCAATATTTACTGCAAATTGAAACTTTGTAATTTCTCCATTTCTGTATCTTACAAGATTTTCAGTAAATAATTGCTCGTCAATCCTTTTCGATTTTCCCCCTTTGTATTTCCCCTGTGTTTTCGCAATGGCGATACCCTCACGCTGTCTACGTTTTATGTTGTCACGCTCTTTTGCAGAAACATAAGATAATATCTGGAGTACCAAATCTGCTATAAAGGTTCCGTCCAAATCTCTTGAAATTGTTGTATTAAGGAGCGGCATATCTTGAACAATTACATCTGCCTTGATCTCTTTTGTGATAATCCTCCATTGTTCAAGAATTTCCTCGTAGTTTCTTCCAAGCCTGTCTATTGAATGAAGTACAAGGACATCTCCATGTTTTAGGCTAGAAATCATTTTCTTGTACTCTGGACGGTTGAAGTCTTTTCCTGACTGCTTATCTATATATATTTTCTCCACGCCTTCTTCCTGCATAGCTTTAATCTGCCTTGCCACATTCTGGTCTGCTGCTGATACTCTGACATAGCCAATCTTCATAAAAACATCTCCTTTAAGTTTATTTCAACTACTTTCAATTATATCATTTTTGAAAATAAAATCAAGTATTTATTGAAATAAATTGAAAGATATAATATACTTTTTTCAAAAGGAGGTGTATCTTATGACTACAAACAGAGGTCTTAAAAACAGAACCGCTATATCTACTGCCATTGACAAGGAATTGTATCAAAAACTAAAGGATTATTCTGATAAAACTGGAATACCATTAAGCAAATTATTTGATAAAGCTATTGCAATGTATCTTGAGTCTGTTGATAAATAACAGGCTCTTTTTTATTTTTCGGGAAAAATGGAATCCAGTATTCTTAAAACGGTCTTTTTTCTTTTTGGGGCGGATTTAGAGGTCATTTGGGCGGTGCGGCTGATCTGTTTTAGACCCCGTCCCATCTGTCAAGCTGTCAATGCTCCCCTCTGCCGTATTCTTTAGCACTATTTTTATTGTCATATTGCACAAAAATAAATCAATATCTAACTGTAAAATCAAAGTGTACCCTGTTTTTACATTGTAACAATCAATATATAGCATTATAAATCTGATTTAAACTATATATTGTGTTACATTTATAAATCTTCCGGTAGTTCTGGCTTTTCAACTTGTCCTATCTTATGCCGTGCCGCTATGTCTGCTGCGATCTGCTCCGGCTGCTGGCCATTTACGATCTCTACACGTTGCGGTGTCTCTGTATAACCGTAATTAGCTTTTAGGGCAAATATGCACCCCACAGAGTTCCGTTCCGTGGCTCCGTCGACCAAACTAGACTCACATTCTGCCAGCCATTTTTTGACCGTTTGAGAGTGTGCAGAGCTTGCCCCGTCCTCTCCGGCCCTGAATTCCCCGCGCCTCCAAGTATCAATAGTCCTATTAGATCGGAAGAGCACACGTCTGAACTCCAGTCACG